GTGGAGTTTAACAGGGGAGAAATCATAAGCGAGGGAAAATCAAAGGCTTGATGTCGGAAGCTTTTTCATGATATAAGAGGGTATAAAAGGTAAAAAATAAAAGAACAATTAACACTAGCAGATATACCTCGCACTGCTTAACTGGTGAGAGTCCAGTCTCCCCTGAAATTATTTATAATCATTAGAAGTAATGAGAAAGGCTTTATATTTACTACTACTATTGCTATCACTAAGTATATGCTTAAATCTTTTCCAATGGAGAAATCAGGCTGTTAAATGTGAGAATTTAGACTCATACCGAAAGGCTGAATTACTTTACAGACTATGACACAAGAGTTTAGATGGAGATAAAGACTGAATACCTTGTGAAAATTTACATCCTAATAATTAAATTATGGAGTGTATTAAGTGCTGAAAGGAGTCAGGCAAGTCTAAATTCTGTAGAAGCTGTAGAGAAGTAAAGCAAAATGCAGTTAGTATCGTTAGTCAAAATAAATCTAAGCTAATAAAATTACTCAACTGAGATTATCTTACTCCTGAATGATTTAACAAGTTTATTCTTTACACTAACAACATAATAACCTATGGTAAAGTTGTTATGGAATATAAAGAAGTAGATACAAGAACCACATTTGAAAAAATAATGAAATTCTGAATATACACAACTAACATAATATCTATGTTGTTTATAGTTGAGATAATGATAACAGAGTTATAAAGCCTTATAAAATTTTAAGTTGATAGTCCTACACTATCAGCTTTTTTTATTTATTTAGAAAGTGTTTTATCATTTAATAGTAAGCTATGGAACGAAAAACAGAACACTTTTTTGATGGAACTGAACCATCTATGAAAAAAATTGTGGAGAAATTACAACAATATCCACAAGAAGCAGAATCTATTATAGATTATGTTATTGAGAAAGTAGAACATTTTACTGAATTCAGAGTGAAGAAAGAACACTTGAAGCATAAATACGATAAAAAGCTCCAAGAACTTTATGCTGAATACATGAAAGAGGATGAAGAAGAATAGTTTTATATCTTAATATTCTGAATTATGGATTTTATGAATATGTTTAAAGGAGAATTTTTAAGACAAAAATTACTACAGGCTGGAATATCTCCTAATGATCTACAAGGAATAGATTTTAATAATGTAAACGACTTAAATTCACTAGCTGAAAAGATAGTCCCTACTTTATTAAAGAATAATCCTATGATGAAAAATATCATAAAACAGAATTCATCTATGCTGTGAGCTGAAAAGCAAAAAGAAGTCTGTGATATTATAGATATGAACTAGCAAGTAATTTTTCTTTGCAGTAATGAATGCAAAAAGAATGGGTTGTAGCTATGTAAAAATCAGATTTATCCGTTCTTTTATATCGTATATCTGTAATTATGGACTGAACTAACACAACAATGTCTATGGGATGAATGTGAACTTGGTTAATCATCTTACTTTTATTTCTTTTTAATGGTAATGGTTGATTTGGTGGTTTTGGGGGTAGCAATAATGCGGCTGCTTGGTTAATGGGTCAAAGTAATGCTAATAATAACCACGATAACACAGTTGAGTTAATAAATAACAATACTATGTGGCAGAACCAATTATTTAACCAACAAAACATTAATGGTATCACAAGTGCTATGAATTTGTGATTCTGTAATACTAATCAGAACATAGAAAGAGCAATTTTGGCAGGACAACAAAATACTGCTCAAATTATAGCATCTTCTCAAGCTAATGTTCAAAAAGTCTTGGATAAGCTTTGTGAACAAGAAACTGATAGATTAAGGACTGCACTTGCTGAAGCTAGAGTTATTGCACAAAATAACCAACAAACTAACGAACTAATTGCAAGATTAGCTCCAACAGCCACTCCAGCTTGGCTAGTTAATTCTCCTTATACTTCTATTTACCCTCCTACTACTACTCCTGCTAGTAGCTAGTTTAACTTGAACATAGATTAGAATTTGCTATTATTCTTATAACTTTATATGGTTATTGTATATCTATGTGGTTTTGGGACTTTTTAGGAAATATCTTAGGGTTTTTTCTAATTAAAGTCCCAATTTTTTTAATCTGTCTTTTTATTCTTTTTTATGTTTTCTGACACTTATATTCTTGAATAAGATGGATCTGTGAGAAAATAAGAAATCTGATTTTTAATCTTTATTATATATGTAGAGATAAATTAAAGAAAATTAAATATAAGAAAAAAGCAGATATTATCGCTGATAAAATCATTTTCTGAATAAAATTTGGTTGGAAGTGGTTAAATTATATCTTTATATTCTGTTTTTTTGGTCTGATTATTTTCTATAGTTTGTGAACTTTAATTGGAATTTAATAAAAAAGACTCAATTAAGAGTCTTTTTTTGTTATCTTGCCTAATTATTAATACTGCTTATCTTTTATATTTCTGTAGTATTTCATAGTTTTCTTCTTATTTTTATTAGTAATCACAAAATAATAATATTTATTTAATCATCAAAGGAGACATTTAATAAATTTTTCATATAATCTATAATGATCACAATATTGTATCCATCCTATATAACTATTTATACTGCACCATTCTGAATAACTTAATAGTCTATGTCTTTCAGTTTTATCTTCTTTTATCTTTTTAAGTTTACTCTTCATTCTCTTACAAGTTTTCTTCCTCAACAATGTATAATTATGAAAAAATCTGTATCAAACAAAATCTATTCATCTTGATTCCACTGGAAAGACTTGATAATTTCATTTAATCTCCAATTTCAGATTTGTTAAATTATTTCTCATAAGTTCTAATGTTTTATGTAAGAAAGGTTTATTATCTGAAAGTACTACTATATCATCCATATATCTTATAACATAATGACATTTTAATACTTCTTTCATGTAATGGTCAAAATAAGATAGATAGTAATTAGCTAGATATTGTGATAGATAACTTCATATAGGAATTCATTTATCTCAAGGAGTTGAGTCTATAATCATATCTAATATTCGTAAAGTATCTTTGCATCTGATTTTTCTTCTTAATAAATCTTTCAAAATCTGATGGTCTATACTTGGATAGAATTTCTTTATATCAATTTTCAAACAATACAGAGTTCAATTCCTGTCTTTTAGATATTTTCTTACAAGATTATATGCTTTATGAATTCATCCTCATTTTAATGAAGCACAAGTATGATAGCAAAATACTTCCATAAATATCGGCTCAAGTTGTAGCATAATAGCCCATTGAATAATTCTATGAGGATAGTAATTAAGTTTAGCCAATTCTCTTTCTTTTCATTTATCGTTTATAATTGAGATAGTATAGTCTGATGATTCTATAACATACTCTTTATTCTTGAGCATATTATGAATTTCATCAATATAAAAATCCAGATTGGAGTCAACCATCTGGACTTCTTGATAGAATGCTTTATCCTTTCTTGCATTATAATGAGCGAGTCTAAGATTATTCTTATCTATAATCTTTTCTCGTAAGTTATCGTAGATTTTCATGTTTAATGTTCCTTAGAAGCTGAACTTTATTTGAGTACAGCTTTAAAATTTTTTATGTTTTAGCATGAAGCTAGGGTAATAGGTATGAGCTTTAATAGGGAGATACTATACCTGTGAAGTATAATATCCCATGACATTGTATTTTAGGAACAATAAGTGTGCACTGATATTAGTGTTAGAATTAGAAGTATCATTATTCAAATTCCAATAGAAAGTACTGCATTTAGACGCATTATTCCATTTACCACTGAATTTAGCTACACGAGAACTAGAATTCTGCTGAGTATAATTGATTTCTTAATATCAGTACCTATTACCCATAATTTTTATTTTATTTTTCTTATTTGTTTTTCTGTATCATCATCCTCTTCAATATTGATTTCAACCTTATCTTCAATATTGATTTCAACCTTATCTTCAACTTTTCTCCATCATCACGGTCAAAGTTCATATTCTGATTCTTCGTTTCTGATTTTAATGTTAATTATTATTTTCATTTTTCTATTTGATTACAAAGTTAAATCTCCATTTGGAAGGAACATTAAGCGCGCACCGATACCAGCGTCAGAACTAGAAGCATCATAATCCAAAGCCCAACAGAAAGCACCGCCTTCAGACGCACTAATCCATCTACCACCGAACGCAGCCACACGAGAACCAGAAAGCCGCCGAGCATAATCTGTAAAGTAAGTCGTTTCTGAACCTCATGTTGTAATAGGAGTAAATCAACCGTAAGTTGTGAATTTTGTTTTTGTAATATATTGTCAAGAAGTAGGTGATATGCTTCAAATGTTTGTATTTCAAGTTGGAGCATATGAATAACTAGAAGTTCTGTTGCTTCAATCTGAATTTGGAATAGAGATATGAACTCAATTTGAATCTTGTCACCATCAGTTTATCCAGTGCCAGTGTCTTCAATATCGGTCTTCTATCCAAAGGAAAGACATTGCAGTAGTTCAATTAGATACTCAATAACAACCATCAACCTGTCAAGATAGTGTTGTTGAACCAACAAGTCCTGCAGTATTTCAGGTAGTTCAAGGATAACTACTTCAACTTCAATCAACATATCATCTAGCAAGAACAGATTGAGCATTTGTATTCTTGAAGATAGCTAGGAATAGTAATTCAAGATAGAAATATTGTAAGAATTCTTCAATTCAAGCATTAGTTCAACGAGTTTGAGCATATCAAGCAAATGTTCAGATAGTTTGAGATACTGTAGGAGTTTTTCAATACCAACTTCTTAATCAAGAACTATTTATTCATTGGTAAGCTCAAATATAGAAAGCTGAAGAATTTGAATAAACCGCTCCAGAAGCTCAAAGAGTTCAGCTTACCAATCTCTGAAATGGAGCATAGCAGAATCAATCAGCATTAGGATTATCTGTAAGATAAAATTTAGTTCAATCTATCTTATATCATCTTCTAGGGAATTTTACCATTACATCGTAATCTCAATCATGAGTAAGACTTGAAGCATCTGTTCAGTCTTCTAATTTTTGAAGATTAGTTTTCATAAGTTTTTTTTCATCAACAATCTGATTATTTTGTATTTTTACTAAGCAAGGATAAGCTCAAGTAAAAGCAACAATATCGTTTTTAGATAGTGAAGCTGTGTAGTCATCAGCTGTTGTAACCATAGAAGCTGGATTTGATTGATTTTGGTCTAGATTAAATGAGAGAGTTCTAGTTTTTACATTAAATCATTTTATAGTATACATAATTCTGGATAAGATATAAAGTTTAAGCCTGAATTTCAGCTTGAAGTTCTAGTATTCATCAAATAGCTACAAATACAAATTGGTCTGTAGCTCAAGAAGTAAGTTTTAAATCAACTCATCGTGGATTAGTAAAACCTGTTCATAGAGTTATTGTATAGCTATTTGTGTTTATACATCTTAAAACATACTCCATTCAGTCTTCTAATGTTGCAGGAGCTGTTAGAGTAAAATTAGATCAAGGATTTTCTACAATAGTTCTAAGTCAGATTTCTAATTCTGAATTTGATATTGTTTTAGTCTCCCAAGCATAATTATGTCATCATGATATAGTTCACCATTCAGCTCAATTAGCTGTTTTCTTTAAAGCTTGTCAAACAGTTCATCATGATGGATAATCTATTTTTCAAGCTAAAGCAGTATTCATAGCAGAAGTAGTTGCATAATCTTCTAATATAGTATTTAAACTTGTTGTAGTAACATAATTAGCAAGTATAGTATTTAATCCACTAGAAGTAACATAATCAGATAAAGTCTGACTTAAATTTGTTGTAGTAACATAATCTTGTAAAGTCTGAGTGAATACTGCACTTGTAACATAAGAAGATAAAGCTGTATTTAATGCTGATGTTGTTACATAATTAGATAAATCTATAGAAGTCTCTCAAATCTTAATAAATTGAGTAGTATAAACATATTCTTCATATAAATCTGAACCACTTCCTTTAGGTCAAATTAAGTATAAAACATTATTAGCAGGACTAGTAATATCAGAAATATTAGCAAATATTTCATAATGGAATTGTTGTATGGATCATATAAGTGAAGCTACTTCAGATTTAGTATAAGTTTCAGATTTTAAGTAGTAATTAGTTAAATCACTTACTGAATTAGTAATAAATGTAGAAGTATAATACTGAATAATTTCTTTTAAATTCTTAGCAGTCATAGTTCTTTGATTTTCAGCTATACCTCATTGTCATTCAGCTGTAGACATATTGCTAAGATTATCTTGTTTCCCTGCTATAGCTGTAGATATAGCACTACTTACTTGTTGCTGTGTTTGAAATCAACTATCATTAGTTAATTCTGAAATATTATCATTAGGTTGAATTGCTGTATCAGCTTTTCATCATTGTGTAGAAGTGGCAAAATCACTTATTTTCTTATTTCAGTCTTTAATTAGTTTCCCTGTAGTTCAGTCAAATAATGCTATATTTCAGTCTGCAGAAGAATTAGGTCAAATTACATCTCAAGCTCATTGTCAGTCTTGTCAGTCTGATACTGTAAAGCTAAATGGTGCAGAACCATTAGTAAATGTCATAGTAACTGTTGTTACTTTTCAAGATTTACTAGAAGTAACAGAAGCTATACCATTTCAATCAACACCATCTTCTCAGTCCTGTCAGTCTTGTCAGTCCGTTCAGTCTCTACCATCCTGTCAGTCAGCTCAGTCTGATATTTCAAAACTATCAGGAGTAGAGCCATCTGTATATGAAACAGTTACAGTTGTAATTTTTCAAGCCTTACTTGTTGATATTCATGCTATACCAACACCATTAGTACCATCTTCTCAGTCCTGTCAGTCTTGTCAGTCCGTTCAGTCTCTACCATCCTGTCAGTCAGCTCCATCAGAAATTTGGAATGTATATGGACTCTCATCTTCAGTAAATGTAATAGTAACAGTTGTGATTTTTCAGTTTTTTGTTGCTGTTACACTTTCTATTCAATTACCTGTATCTCATTTTAATTCAGATATAGCAATAAGATTATTCCATACATTAGAATTTTCTTCTTTATACTGAATATATCAACTATCAACTCTAAAAGATGTAGTATATCATTCTGCATGAATTCATGTATCAGTAGTTCAGATATACCAGTTTCAATTTTCTCATATACTAGGTCTAAAAGCCTCTACATCTTGTAAAAGTTTTGTTCGAGAATTATTGATTTTATTTCTAGCAACTAATCAACTATCTCAATATTCTATAGGCAATTGTGGTTCAGTCATAGTTATATATTTATAGGTAAATTACATAGGGAATATTCAGTCAGGAGTCCATAATCATTCATCATTCCACCATCATCTTGCTAAAATCCATTCAGGTAAATCTGGATCTCTAAAGAATACACAAACAGAAATGTCATACTCCTTTTGTTTTATTTCTTCCACTTGATAATTATCAGTATTTTTAGCCTCTAAATCATATTTTTTTTGATTTTTAAGGTTCACTAGATAAGTCGTTATCGGTAGAAGTTCAAGTAGTGCTTTCTTGCAAGACATCAGGTATTGTTACAGAATTTAAAATTTTTCATTTCTTAGTATCAGAATTAAATCTGACTTTTTTAGCTCATTTAATACCCCATACATCATATTTAAAGCTTCATTCTTTATTGGCTGTATCTTCTCAAAAAATATCAAATACTATTTCATTCATAGCTGTATCTATTGCACCAATAAATTCTTTAATAGTATCATCAGAAAACTGAATTTCTAAACGATATTCAGTAAATTCTCATAAATCTAAATCTGAAGTTAAATTATCTTCAACTTCTCTAACTTTAAATCTTACTCTTGTATCACTTCATTCTAGTAGCAACATTGGTTGTTAATTATTCAAAGTAAAAGAAATCAACAATTCTTACATATACAAGGCCTGATAAGTTTGCATTATCATCAATGTATAAGTTAACTTTTATTGTTCATGTCCCTACTGCTAATATAGCAGTTCTTTTTATTCTAATATTTGGGTAGTAATTAGTTCATCATATATTAACAAGACATCTTGAAATCGTATCAGTAGCTACTGATGGTCAATATCGGTAATCTGCATTTTCAACTTCAAAATAAGTATCAATTGAACCACCATTTGTTTCTTCAATCCATTCAACAGTTAAAAATCAGTTTCTCGTTGTTTCATAAGATTTTGTTAATGTAGTTCATCTTGTACTTGAAGATTGTGATGATTGATTAACTATTGTTCTAACAAGGCTCATATTTTTTCATTCATTCTGAAATTGCCTAGGTGTTATAAATATTGGTGCTCCATCTTCTCAGGTAGATGCTCAATTCCTCACCTCTGAACTTGTTGCTATTCTTGATAATCATACTTGAGAATTTGTTGCTAATCTTTTTACTTGAGGAACTGTTGGCATTAAAAATTCATTATTACTTCATTGTTCTGTTCCAGCCTCAAATTCTGCATTAGTTGCAACTCTAACAGTACCAACAGCACTTGTGCTAGCTTGTTCTGGATTAGTAGGTTCATTAGTTGTAACTACTCCCCATTCTTCAGTTACATCATTATATCTATATAACTCTCCACTAGCATCTACTACAGCAAACATTCAACCAAAAGGAGTTCAATAAGCCTGTAAATCTGCCAATGTATCAAAATGTGGATATTCTACTCCTTTTTCTGTTACTAATCTTCATTTATATTCAGCTTTTCAAAGATAAGTCTGGTCTCATTGCCAAACCATATCATCATCTTTATCTATAATATCAGAAGCTCAAAGTGTGATAAATAGTAAACTTCAAGGATTCCAAGTTAATTTTCTATTATCTACTGGTTCAAGGCTTCCATCATCAGGTAATCATCTTTTAGTAAATGTGATAGCTCCATCAGTACAAACAGCTCTCGTTGTTTCCATAATAGTTCTATCATCATTAGTAATTACTACTGTTTCTTCAGTAAATGTAGGGTAAAATTTGTTCCCCTCTGAATCTACTTTATTGATTACTTGTGTAACCTTTGCTGTAGTATCTGTAGGTAGTAGAGTAGTAGTAAGTCTGAAACTGTATTGGTTTTTCATTGCTGTTATAAGTTAATATAAATTAGTCTTCATTTTTGATTTTTTGTTGTAAGACAGATAATACTTTCTTGATTAGTATGTTTACAACGATTATAGCACCATCTCTATAAGCTATTTCAACTGGATTAGTGTATCTTTTTTCTTCTATAAGAAGTCAGTTTTTTGTACTTTTTAATTCTTGGAGTAGTGCTTTTAACTCATTAGGTTCTAACTCCTTAATATTTTCACTTTCTAATAGCTTACATTCAGGCTTGAATTGATTAAGCCACTTGTTGCTCTGTTCAACTAGCTTGTTGTACTCATTCTTCTCAACCCATATTCATTCCTTGTTGGTTAGGTTGCATAGCCATTTGATTATTCAATTCATTTTCTCATCATCAAAAACTAAAAGAATTTATCATTTGTGTAATTTGTGCTGTAGCATCTCTTACTTGTTGTTCGTTAGATGGAATATCGATATTTTCTTTATCTATGTTGAAGAGCATATCTAATTTCTCATCAATTTTATTAAAGCTGTCTATTGGTTGTTGCATTTGTAGGTTCATCATCTTAATTTGTCCTAACATTTGCTTAGCTTGTATATATTTAGTGATATTTTCTACTTCTAAGGCTTTCATTGTAGAAGCTGTAGATGGAGTAACTATTCTTACTTTCATATTTCTTCAAGTCTCTACTATTTCAGGCTTTAAGTCAAAATAGTCTTTATAGTCTTTATCTTCTTCAAGATTTAATGGATTTCAATTATCATCTCTTATAATTCTGAATCATTTAACAGGAATTTGATACCATTTATAATTCTTTAACTTTTGCTTCTCATCAATAGACTTTTCAGCATATTGATATGGTAAGAAAGTAAAGATATTTGATAACATTAAAGTAAAGGCTTGTTCTAGTCCCATTACTCTTGTTTCATAAATAGTTTTTAGTCTGTTATTCTGTTCTTCTTTCATAACAGAAGTCTCAAAAGCTGTCTTTGCTGGAGAAGAATAAGGAGCTTTTATGTTTATACCTGTTAAGTAAGCTCAAATATCATCCATACGAGTAACAATATCAGCTAGCTGTTGAACATTAACATTAGTATTATATGGTGTTACATCTCTACTAGATCCTTTTGTCATTTCTATGATAGAAATTTCTCAAGGTTCAACAAAAATTTCTCCATCAATTTCAGCTCATTCTCCAGTAAATAATATTGAACCAGCATTAAGCCAAGCTCCTCATATCATAGCAGAGTAGAAGTTGTTATTTAATGCTTTAATTATTGCATATCTTTCAGGTATTCAGATACCATAAATTGAGTAAGGATTATTATAAAACTGAACAGGAACAAGAGGTAATTCTCCGTGTCTTGTAGAGGCTATTCAGTTATAAATTACTATTTTTTCATTAACTACGATGATATATTTAGCATATAATTTATTGTAATAATGCCATAGTTTTACCATATCTCCGTTTTGGTTTTCATCAGGTCTTACATCATCAGAGACTCAAACATATTCAGCATTAGTAAAATTTTTCTTAGATTTTCAGTTATCATCTAAGTATCTTAGTTTATATTCATCAATAGGTAAAAATTCTTCATAAATACAGTCTACTGCTTCTTCATATCTTTTAGCTGTATCATCAAAATAAGCCTGTCTTATTGGAACATCTTTAATCTTAACATGAAGTTCTTCTATTCTTTCAAGCTCTCATTTTGGATTAAAATATCAGTCATTACTTTCTTTAGCAATAAATTTAGAAGATAATTCTAATCCTGAAAACAATACAGCAGTTCAATATCTAGCTCTAGAGTAGTCCATATGGAGTCTGATTTCTTGTGTTATTCTCTCCTTATAGATAAAGTGGTCTAGAGTATATCTAGCAAGTTGTAGCATTATTCCATCAGGCTTTCAGTCTGCTTCAACATTTATTGGTAATTGTGCATCTTGCATTCATATAGAGGCTTCAATTAGTGCTTCTTCTACTTTTAATGTCGGTGCAACCTGTCAATTCCATTTATAACTAGGTTTAGCTTTAAAAGTTTTATCAATATAATCCCAAAGTGCCTCTTGGTCTTGTCTATCTTTACCTTGTTTCATTTCATCCATTCTATCAAGGACTCTGTGTAAGGCTTCTTCATCAGTATCAGACACTTTAAGGTTAGTTTTTTCTTCTAATTTACTATTTTCTAGCTTCTCTGTATCTACCATGCTGTAGTTAGTTTATGTGATAAATGTTTACTTCTTTTTAATTCTCCTGTAAATGGGTTTATCTGCTCCCTTTCTCTTTCTTCTTTTGGTTTTCTTATGATTTGTGGGTTGTCCCAAAATGTCATCATTAAAGCATCAGCATCATCAGGTGATTTTCAGTATTCTCTTCTCATTTCTACTTTATCCATTATTTTTATAAGTCCTTTTTCAGTTCTCCTATATTTAATCATAAATAAATCTGACCAGTCTTTAGCTGTTCATATCAGCTTTAATCATTGTTTACACTCCTTTTTTAGTCTCCAATAACATTCAGCTCTTTTATTTAAGAAAGTATTCTCATCTTCAGCTTTATCTCCTGCATTTACTCATCTTGCAAATATTCATTGTTTAGCAAGTTCTACTCCTAAATTAGCTCATACTCAAAAATTATCATAGATAATATCATTATCTTTGAGTCTAGGGAGTAGTGTTTTTAATTGTATTGTTCTAAGTGCTATAGATTTGTCATCAGATTTCTGTTCTCTTGAGACTCTACTAGCATAAAAGTTATTTCTAGCAACAAAAGAGGCAAAGTCTTTTCCATTACCTGCTGGATCTATTCAAAGTTTATCAAACTCATTCATTTCATAACTAGCTTGTTCTTCTGATATGAAAGTTATCTCATTAGGGTCAAATAATGGTATCCATCATTTATCATCAATAAGTCCAGCTTTAGGGAATTCTCATAAAACTCTAACTCTATATTGGTCTGAGTCTTTACCATATTCAGCTACAATATTATTAACAAAAGCCCAATCAACGATAGGAGACTCCTCAGAATTAAAACTTAGAGTCTGAAATCATTCAGCATTTTCTGTAAATGATTTATAAAAATATCATTCTAGCCTTGTAGGGTTAGAAATCATAAGGAAGATAAAGTTAGGGTTAGTCATAGCTGACATTGCAGTCTCAAATATCTCATCAGGGACTCAAGATGCCTCATCTGCTATAATCATTAAGTTATCAGAGTGTAATCAAGCAAGAGCTTCAGGGTGTTCTTTAGTTGCTGTTCTTGCTCTAGCATATCGTGCATTTTTATCGTTTTCAGTCTCTCAGACTCTCATATAATCTCTAGTGTGTTCAAAGTATTGTTTTATTCATTCAGGGAGTCTATCTTTCCATAGTGATAATTCTTTCCATAATACATCCTGCATTTGAACCTGTGTTGGTGCAGTACAACCAATTACTGCATGATAATAACAAAAAAGAAACCATATCATTATGATAGAAATGATAGATGATTTACCAATACCGTGTCAGGATTTTACTACTATTTTTCTTTTATCTTCTCATCTTACAGCTCTACCAACAGCTAATACGATTTCTACTTGTTGCCGTGTAAGTTGTTCATATTTAACAAACTTTTCAAACATATTAGATTTAATCCTAGAATAATCTCAGGTTTTTCTGCATTCTTCTAGTAAAATTTGATATTCAGGTAAAACTTGTTGAGGAGTAAGTCAGAACATAGCCTCAATAAATAATAGAGGATTTTTTCAGTATTCTTCATATATTTTAAGTTCTTCCTCCATAATTCCTGAATATATAAAAATATCTCTTATTAAATGTGATAAGAGATATTTCCAATAAATACAGTTGTATTTTTTATTATTGAAAGAGTAGTATTTAAGCCGAATTATTGTATTGAATTATAGTATTTTTTTAGATATAATTGTGTATCTTTATTTTTTATAGGATTAGCAATGAAAAAAATAGCATTTCTTCTATTTTCTTTAGTATTACTTACTTGATGTTGAGCAGATAATAATGTTACATTAGAAAAAATTGATGAAAAATCTGAATTAACATATCAAAAACAAAAAGACTGTATTGATTATAGGAATAATTATATAAATTATTTAAATAAAAAACTAAGTTTGAAAGACTGAGATTATATTGATGAATTACAAGTGTTTTATAGTGAATATTCTGGTTTGTGTATATCTGTATATGAACTAATACTTAATAGTTCTGATTGAACTGAAATACATGAATATAATATTGATGATGTTTATAAGGATGAACATTTATATTGGGATTCTGATTTCTTATTCCCAAATAATAGTAATAACTATGAAGATTGAATTAAAGAGTTAAGAGAACATAAAAAACATTATGATGATTGGAATAATATTATACATAAGTATAAGACTTGAAAAAGTTATCATGAGGAACGAGAAGAAATAGAAAAGGAGCTTTAATAGCTCCTTTTTTGTATTACATTCTTCATCATGAAGTTCACATTTTTACTCATTCTCATAATGTCTTTGTTCAAGGGTCTCAGTATAGATATACATTTGCCCTTTTCTTCTTATCTAATATTGTTTCTTTATTTAAAGCTGGTAAATATAGATTTCATCTTGTTTGATTATATTTATTTAACCAGTAGTCTTGGAATTCTTGTATTTTAGTTATTGTATTAGATGGATTATCTGTAATACTTGGGATTAAATCATCTATCATCTTTAATTCTGTTTCAGTTGTTGCTGAACCTAACATTTCATGTCTCCAGTCTGCAATATAATTTACAATAGATGATTTTAGTTTTTGGAATTCCTTATCTCACATTACTTTACTCCATTTATCTGTTAATTTACCTGCTACAATTCATAATTTAGCTGTTTGGTCTTTAATTGTTTTAATCATTTCATCTCATTTTTTGTAAGCATAAGTAGCTCAATTCTCATATTTAGCCAAATCAGAAGCAAAATTTCATCATCTTTCTTTAGCAACTGCTTGTTCAACCATATTCATTGCTTTTTCTATCTGTCATTTATTAATAAAGTCTGCAAATCATTGAACATTATAAGCACTTAATCAGTCTTTGTCTGAGTTTTGAACCATTATATCAATAAATGGTTCAGCTTTATCTAAGTTATTTGTGATTCTCATTCATAATACATCGTATAATATTTCTGTCTGACTCTTTCACATATTAGCTCAGTCCTGTAATACTCTTGCAACTCTTTCTGATTCTGTATTTGATATATTAGCTCAGTAAGCCATTCTACCAATCCTCATTGTTGCTGTATCTATATCATAATTACTCATTCAAGGATTTCATTGTACTTCAGGATGATAATATCAGAATACTTCTGTAGCAGTATTTACATTAGGAGTAAATGTTCTTGTAAATACTTTTCAGTCATTATTCTTCTTATTAGATTCAAGTGTTGTTAATACCATATTTCAGTTATTATCTTGAGATATTCATGTAATAATAGCTACGTGTCAATATTGTGGTTGACTAGGAGAATTCATTACAGCTATATCTCATACTTGTGGTACATATCATTCTTCTGTATTTATAGCTTTTTTCTTATCTTCAATAGGGTCTACAAATACTCATTTTAATCATAAGCTTTCAAGATATTTGTTTGCAAATGCTCAACATTGTCATCCAGTGCTTCATACTGTGTATTTGTTAGCGAAATTTTGTAATCATTGCTGAACTGATTGAGTATTTGTATCATTTCAACCTATATTTCATAAATCTGATACATTCATAGTTTGTCCTGTTGCTTGATTATATAGAGTATTATCATTTAATTTACTCCATGTATTTCAGTTTAAATCCCTATATTCTCCAGTAGATTTATTATACATTATTCAATTACTCATAGCCCAATTTTCTCAACCACTACTTTGTGTCATAGCTTTGAATTCATCAGAATTCATAATATTATTCATAGCTTGCATTGGTGTATATCATTGGTCTAATTGACTTTGAATTTCTTGTTGAAAATACATTCAAGCTCAAGGAACATATCAATTTAATTCATTAGCAACAGCCTGTGCTTGGTAATTTACTAATTCTTGGTAATTATTCGGATCCATTCATAATTGACTAGCAAGACTTTGTAATTGATTTCTATTAAGGTTCATAGACTCACTTTGGAATTGTTCTATTCTTTGCTGTCTTAATAGTAAGTTATTTGAAGCAAGAGCATTAAGATTAGCAACATTATTTATAAGATTAGTTAGGTTATTTTGCTGTCTTGTTAGTGCATTATCATAGATATTTTCAGCTTGTTCTATAAAAGACTGAACATTTTGTGATAGTGCCTGTTGTGCTTGTAGTCCAACAGTTCAATATTGTTGTTGAATAGCAAGCATATTTGAAGTAAAACTATTTTTAGCCTTTGTAAGAGCATCTTCACAGGCTTTTGTTAGGTCTTCATTATTCCATTGCCAATTTCTAATTATATCAGCGATACCATCTGCCATTTCTTGATTATTTCTATCATAATTCTTTGTTAAATCATCAAGAATATTCTTGGCTTGTTGGTTTGTATAATTTAATCATTCTATACCTCTTTTAGAGAATCAATAACCATATTGTCATGAAATGAAATCAGCATTGTGTGCATTTATATCGTTTTGTTGCTGTTGTCTTTCATAATTAGTATCATAATCCTGTTTTAACCAGTCTACATTTCTATTAGCTCTATCTAGTGCGATTTTCTTTTCTTGGTTAAGTCTATCTAATTTAGTATCATATGGTTCAGTTATATCTTTAGAAGCTTCAGGCTTTAATTTGTAGTATTCTCAAGCCTTAGAGTCTAGTCAATTTGCTAGTAGAATTAGTTGTTGAACTTGGTCTTCACTAATTCCCATTTGATTAGCAATTTCTTTAGTATTTTTTCATTCAGTTTGGAGCTTTATAACATTTTGAGCATCCTGTTTGATTTTGTCAGGATTTTCAAATTTATTCATAATAGAGCTTTCTAATACTTTTAGTTTAGATACATCACTTCAAGCACCTACTCATGTTCAAATAATTCATTGCAATACTCCATCTAGCATTTGTCTTTGATTTGGATCTGTTGCATTCCAAACTCATTCAACATTACTAAGAGCTTGTTGTAAAGACTCATATTGTTCTGGGTATCTTTCTTTAAAAGCATCTAAATCTGAAATTCAGTAAGCTTTTTGTAATTTACCATTAACAGCATCCCAAAAATTTGAATAATAATTAGCACCTCATCACATTAAATCTGAATAACCATTTTTAGCATTATTATAATTATTCATTATCTCATTTTGGAGCATTGAATTTAAGTCTGCTCCACTTGTTGATTTACCTTGATTAGCAAGATTTTGCATAGTTCACATTCTTTTCATAATAGCTGTGACTGTGTTATCTTGTCATAATTGGTCGTAAGCTCTGAAATCCTGAAAGGTATTAAGATAATTTCTTACAGAATTTTCATCTGTTTTTCATTCATTGTATAAAGCATTAGCAATAGCATTATTTCTCTGTTCTAGGTATCAAGGAGTCCTATTTTCTACACTTTCTGCATTAGTTCAAAAAGTCAGACTTCAATTTTGTAAAGAATTGGTCTTTAGATTAGGATTATAGTTATAATTTCAAGCACTTGTTACTCCTTGTCCTGTAAATTGTTTAGTATTACTAGCACCTCAAGTATCTCAAAAAGCACCTGTTGGTTGGCTTGACTGCATTACTTTATTAGTAGTGCTTGGTGTATATACAGTGTTTGATTTATCATATTGCTGTAAATAACCCTGTATTGTTGCATCATTTTGTGTCATATTCCTAAAATTTTGCTGTTGTTGAGGTGTTAACCCCTGAAATCATTTTAAGAATTCATCGTAAGTTTTTACTGCCATTGCTATATACTATGAATATAAATTATTTATTAGGAGTTGCCTTATCTTGCATAAAATTATCGTAAAGGTCTTTATATCAGATTTCCATTCAGCTTAAACAGAAGTCTCAATTAGAATTACCTTTGAATATAACCTGAATTTTTTTACCTCTTGCCCTTAAATTTCATCTAGTAATGATATATTCAAAAGGTTTTATTGGTGCTTTTTCTGTTTCAAATGCTATAGGTTTAGTAGCTGAACCAACAGAAGCAAATCAACTTATTCATCATCATGAAGCTTTTATAGTTCAGTCAAATACAGTCTTTCAGTCCACTAAAACAGATACATTTATATCTACATCATCATCTTTCTCTCAATAGATATTTATTTCTCTGAATTCTTTTCTATACACAGGAGATCCAACAGAAAATAAAGCTGTATCTCTTTCCCACTCAATAGCGATTCAATCATCAGTAGGTCAGATATCATCTTGATATACAATAGGTCAAAATACTGAACCTCCATAATATTTGTTTTTGTGTTCTGCTACACAATTAAAGTATTTATTAGTATCAAAGAAAAAACTGTCTGTATTTACATCATAAACTAATACGATATTTGGTATAGGTTCTCATCTTTGTTTTAGGTGTCGGTGTATTGTTTTATTTGTTCTGTTATAATATCAGAAAGAAGTAGACTGGTCTTCATCTAAAGTCTCTGTGAAATCTTTAATTGATAAATTTTGTCTGTGTGAGACATCTCAAACAACACTTTCTGTTACTCATTGCATATAATTTAATGATTTCATTTGATTTTCTTTAGTCCAAAAGAAAACCTTATCATCAGCTTTTACAACCATTCTAGGATTTACTGGTTGATTACTTCAAGCAATAGGAACAGTAGTTATTGTCAAAACTTCTCCACTTTGTCATTCAGATATAATTTCTATACTATCTTCAGTAAAAACGAATAATTGCTCCCTTGTAGAAGCTAATCACATTATTTTACTTTTGAAGTATAAATCATCAGAACCATCACCATCTAAATCTAAAATATTTGTAGGTTCTTCTCTATTACCTGCTCTAGAACGATATAATATATTAGCTTTATCTCTTCATCATGCTAAATAAACACATTGCTTATAAACTTCTCAAAATCTGAAATAAGCATTATCTGTAACAGTTAATTCTGTTCTAACTCAAGTATCAGTGTCTAAAGCATATCATTTTGCTGTATTTTCACTTAAGAAAAATAGATATTTCCAATATCTTAAAAGCGATACATTACTATCAAATGTATTATTAGTGTATCTAGTCATTGTTAAAGCAGTATTAAAGTCTGCTTTATATAGTTTTCAATCACTTAGAATAAAAAGGTCAGTTCAATTACTTATCATATTATCAATATGAGAGTCTGAATTGTCTTCTACTGAAAATGTTTGAGGATTACTAGGCATTGAAATTTCATCATCTCAAACTAATTCAGATTCAACAGTAGGAGAAACAACCCTTATATATCAATTCCTTTTTGTAGTGGTTCAGCTTTTTATTCTTATATTTTTAGCATATGGAGTATATTGTTCAGGCATCAAATGAACTCCTTTATCCATAACAACTCATTGTGAGAAAGGAGCTTTTAATGCTTGCACTTGAATTCATTCTATCATTAATTGCTTCTTAATGGAACTAAATCATCTCTATCTATTCAATTTACTGACATAGGGACAGTCTTTATCTTTTTTCTGAATTGTTTGTTAGGAGTAGCATAAAAAGTATACATATCTTCTAATGCTGAATATCACATACTTAATAATCTTTCTCATTTTTGGACTTCACTACTATTTTCTATAAGCAATTCTCAAACTACTAAATTTGGGAGTATATTTAATCAATAATTATCAGGGAAACCACATTCATCTTCATCAGACTCTAATGGATCTAATTTTTTTGAATATGAAATCATAACAGGGGAGTGAATATTGTAGAAAATAGCAAATTTTTTACCATTATGAGGCTTTAAAGTGTAGCATCTTTGGTATCATTTAGATTCTCTAAAATCTACAAATTTTAGTAAACACTCAAATTCATTATCAAAAATATCAGCAGGTTTTAATACTTTTGTTGGCATCATATAAGCAAAATGAACTTCAGATTTCATTGGATGGTATCAATTTAATCAACTTACTTTTAATAAAGTTCAGTCTTCATCAATTCAGTCATATTGAAAGATATTTCATTCTACTTCTAAATAACCTGTATTTGGTAAATCTTCAACATTATCTAGTGTTATTGTAGTAGTATTTTCATCAATATCAGTCATAAGTCTTTTAGCTTCAGGAATTTTTATAGTCTTTTCTTCATACAAAAAATCAAGAATTCAGCCTCTTAATTTAGTTTGTGTTAAAATATTTGTAACATTACATCTACAAATTTTATCAATTATTTCATTAATTCTAGGGACTACATCTCCCTCTTTATCAAATACGGTAGAAGTTTGTTCTTCTCAAAGAATTTTATAGCATTTATCTACTATCTCTTTTTTTGTGTTCATAATTCAGCTACATTATTTGATAAAAAGGGAAAGGTAAAATTATTTACCTTTCTTAGCTTTATTAGTCTTTACATCTTCAATTGACTCTTCAGCAGTTGCTTCTCCTTGAGCTTCCTCTTGAGGTTCTTGTGGAGCTTCTTGAGTAGCTTCAGCAGTTTCATCAACTGGAGCAGTTGCTTCTTCTTGTGCTGTTTCATCAACTGGAGCTGGAGCAGGTTTTTCAGCCTTTACTTCTTCTTTAAGTTTACCTGTAATAACATCTCTGTTTTTTAGGTAATCTTCTCTCCATTTCCTGATTAGTTCATTTTTCTTTGTTTCAGATTTAGCTTTATTGAGTTCATTCCATTGGTCATCACTAAATGGAACTCCAAAATATAGGCATTGTCATTTAGCATATAATTTATTCCAGTCAGGTCATCTAAGCATGGTAATTAATTCTACATAAATAAAAGAAAAGAGGAGGAGTGTGTTTCCCTCCTCTTATATATTTATACTAGGCAGATACTTCTTTAGTATTTACTGGTGCACTAGTTGTATTAACAACTTCAACAGCAATTCCTTGTTTAGCTACAGCATTTGCACCAGTTGAACCAGCGATAAAGTTGTAGTTCAAGAAACCTCTTGAATACCAGTAAGAGAATCTATGAACTTCATTAGCATCAAATAGAACTTCACCAACTGCTTTAAGTTCAGGTTTTTTAGCCCATTTAACTTTAAGTTGTCTCTTGATTTTCTTAGAGTCAAATACGAACCAGTAAGCAGAAGTATCAGTTCCATCAGACCTTTGAGAAAGTCTTGGAGACTCTACTACCTTAAATCTTCCTTTGTTGAAGTTTACAGCATTATCTGAACTTCATGGTAATTTATCAGAATTAACAAGAGTATCAGCTAAACTTCTTAAAGCAGGAGATACAAGCAATGTATCATATTTAATTGACTTGTATTGTCCTTTAGTGTTCTTTCTTGTTGCTCCCATAACATAAGCAGCATCAAGTGCTTGAACAGACAAAGCAGGATTTTGTACAGAGCCAGCTGTGATGATATTACCATCAGTAGCATTAAACAAAGCAAGTCCTTTTTGTCCTACAGCTCCCATAGTCTTTCCATATACATCAGTATAAGGAGAAGTAGAGAAACCGTGAAGAAGAATATCAGCAAGTGATTGTTCGATTTTTTCCATTCAATCATCAACAATACTTCTAATTCTTTCTTTCATTGAACCGATTTCATTATATCTCTTCATTTCTTCAGTAATCAAAACCTTAGCACCATATTTAGCTTTCTCCATAGTGTAAGAGTCAGAATCTCATGGTTCAGCATCAGGGTATTCTGAATTTTCAGGGATATAAGAAACTCCAGTTAATCATTCTTCAATAATGATAGTATCATTTCTATGATTATTTGTTTCTTCATCAAATATTCTAAGAAGAACTAGGTCATCTAGTTTCTCTTTCATAGACTCTTGATAAATTTCATCTATCATTTTTAAGTGGGATGTCTGATCCCAGTAATCGTGAGTTTTTACAACCATCTTTTTTGTAATTACTTATATAAAACTAAGCAAACTTAACGAGTGCTTTCTTTCAAGGGAATGCTGCAAGAATTTTGATATTTCCTCCAGCTGTTCCATTGTCAACTGTAGCCTTATCTTTAAACTTAACAGAAGTTCCAACTTGTGCTTGTGCAACTGCATCATCACAGTCAGCGATAAATTCTAGTGTAGGGTCAACTAGAACTCATAAAATCTTTTTATGTTCTCCAGAACCTGTAGTTACATCTTCACTAGCAATAACGATAGGGTTAGCTGAAGTGTCAGTAGCTGTAGCAGGTGTTAAATAACCTGAAGAAAAAACTAGGGCATCTCCCTTAGCAATAGTAGTAGAGCTAGCAGTTAAGAACTCTCTATCTTTACCACTTGAATGTTTATTTTCTATAAAAGCCATTTTCTAATAAAATAAGATCTAAAAGTCTTTTTTCTTTCCATATTGAGAGAATATTGAATTAGATGCTTCTTGTTCTTTCCATTTTTCATATGGTCATTTGGATTTTCAGGCTGAACTATCAGCTTTAGAACCTCCAGTAATTCAAGCACCAGCTAATCTTGAATTAGCTTTATTCATCTCATCTTGGAACTCATCGGTATCTTTAACGAGTTTTAATGCTCTTTTTGCTTGTTTGATTACTTCTTCAGAATTCCAAGCTTTTCAGTCCATTAGTCCATCAAACTCTTCTTTCCAAACTTTCTCAAGCTTTCATTCGATACCGAATTCTTTTTTGAAGCTATCAAGTGATTTCTGTGCAAATTTCTTTTCTGCAATTTCATCAGCTTTAGCTTCTACATCTTCCATATCAATTCAGTCATTAGACTCTCAATACTTTTCTTTAATAGCATTGTAGAAATCTGAAGCAGACCAACCAAAGTGTTTAGCAACAGCTTCGGCTTGTTTTTTATCTGAACGATATAGTTTAAAGAACTTAGTGTTATCAGTAGCAACTTCACTAATCCAATGAAGCTTTTGTGCTTCTTTTGTACTAGCTTTTTGTTGTTCTTTCAAAGCACTATTTTCTTTTAGCAACTCATCATACTCTGCTTGAGTATAAGTCCTTGCTTCTTGGTTTTGAGCCTCCTGTTCTTGGTTTAGCTCTTGATTTTCATTTTCCATTCTCTTTATGAGCTTAGGAATTAAAACTAGGTATTATCCTATTCAAAAAATTAATTACTAATTTTAATAAATACAGTTGTATTTTTTTAATAAGAAAAAGGCTTTTTTAAGCCTTTTATTTGAATTTAGGGTATTTTATATTAAAATCTCTTGATTTTTTATGATTTTGGAGTATATTATTGTCAGTTGTTCTTAACCACAGAACCGTCTCCCCCCTCTTTATGAGGGGGTTTGAGTTTATTTAAAAAAAGAGCTATTTTTATAGCTCTCTTTTTTTATCTTCTTCTTCTCCTTAGAGGAGATCTTGATAACTTTCATTCACTATTATAATCTTTTATTATTGAGTCATGTGTCCTCTCATCATCTGGTAAATGGAAAGCTCGACTATTTTCTTTTGTAGGAGTTCATCATCATTCTCGGAAGATTATTGTTGGATTTTCTTGTAGTGGGTCTCTAAACCATTTATATTGTATATCTTCATTATTTTTTCATTCATCTAATATTCTTGAAATAGTTAATAAAGACTCAGTTTTACCATCTAATACTTCTTGGTATAGTGTCCTATCTTTTATTCAATTCTTATACTTATTCACATTTTTTATTGTGTTTAAGGCATTTTTAATAGGTCAATTTTTTGTGTAAGTTCATATTGATAGTCATCACATTGTTGCCGTATTTTTCAGGTTTCTTACTTGTTTACTTAATAATCTTTCTTTGCTATTCATTTGAGTAATTTCGTTTTTTTTAACAAATTATCTACATTAGCAGTTAAGACATTTCTTGGCATACTTTCTTTTAATGAACTCTTACTTGTTAATTCATTCTTTGAATTAGCAGTTACAGCATTTTTTGATGTAGATTCTTCTGATTTATTATCTTTTATGGAATAATCTCACAATTTTTCTTTCATATTCTTTTCAACTATAGGTTTTACATACTTATCAAAATTTTCTTCATTCCAATATGCTTGTGAATCTTTATATGGTCTTCCATAACGACTTTTTCATGTTTTCTTAGCTGCATATTGTTCTACAGCCCTTGCAACTATTTCTTGAGATCTGTTATAATAATTTATTAAACGAGTTGGTTTATTCATAGTTTTTTTGAGTATTTCTATGTCTTGTGATGAGAATAGTTTATTATCCAACATATAGTCAAAAGCATGAGCTAATTCATGTTCAGGTGTTGCATTAACATTATTTTTCTTCATTTCTCAATCTTCTCATTTCTCCATTACTAATTCTACTCATCATAATGATATACTTATATTTCAGTCTGCTCATCTTCTATATAATCAAGCTATGTTCATTCATCATCATCTTGATTTTCATCAACCTCACATCAAAAATGGATTTCAACCATGTAAGTGAACATAGATTATATTATTATCTTCAGCAAATTTTTTCATATCTAATCAGAAAACACCACCAAAGCTTCTAATACCATCTACGATTTCATTCATCTGTTCTTGTGTAACAGGTTTTCAATCTTGACTCTTTATACCAGCTCATATTTCATCTTTATATTGATAATTAGCTCTAGTATCTTTGTTTGAGAAAGAAGTAAATAATCATTTTTCATACCTTGCTCTTGCATCTACTGCTTTTTGTATTTGAGCTTTAGGGAATTTACTTGTTACATCTTCAGGGTATCTATATCATTTTGATATATCTTTAATTACTAAATCTTCATAAATACCTCTTGCTAATTCATTCCATTGTATTTCTGCTTCAGATTCTGGTAGTTTTTCTATTCTTTGTTTTTCTTCCCATATATCTTTAACTGCTTTACCTCTTAAAGACTTAAATCATAAATCTGAGAATACTACTCTTTTTGCCTTTATTACATCTTTTACATTTTCTAATCCTTTATCGTATGTTTCCTGTTGCCATTTAACTCTATCTGGTGCTATTCTCTTAGGTCATGCTACTTCAGCCTCAGCTTCTACACTAACTGTCTTTGGTAAAGTCTCATAATCTGTTTTCTCAAATCGTGGAGTTGCTTCATGTTCTACATCCTTTTCTTTTTGATTTAGCCATTCAACAGCAGATTCTCTTGTTGTCATATATTCTCATCATATTCATTTCATTGATTCATATACATTTCAGTCTTTAATGTATATAGTTCAATATTGAGGTTTGCTTTCAGTTGCATAATTATAAAGATATTTTCAGTCAGCTTTTCATCATTTTATTAGAGATTCTTCTCATCTCTTTAAAACATATCTTTCTTTATCATTAGCCTGCAATTCTACTACTCCATCTTTATCAGGTTTTAAACTATCTAACCATTCCTGAGTTATTACATCTTTTTTCTCTACTTTTTCCTTTTTAGTCTCTTTTTCTAATTGTTTTTCTACATTTCATAAGAACTTCTCTATACGGTCAACTTGCTTTGTTGTAAATGGTCTAGAATCATCTAATGTAGGTCATCTATAAATCCTATATGTTTTTCATGTCTTAGGTTCATAGAAAGCCCATATTGCATCAGTTTTACTTCATGAAACAAATATTCTGTATCATTCTTTTGAGTCGATAACATCTTTCTTAAATGTTCATACTTGAGCATTTGCATCAGCTTCTTTTTTAGCTTTTGCCATTTGAGAGTTGCTTGTTCAGTATTTGAAATAATCTCAGCTTGTCCAAATTTCGTACATTGGATTATCAGACTCTATTCTTTTTAGAGTTTCTTCATACTTTTCAGCAGTTTTACTTATGCTATTTTGTAATTTCCCTGTCTTTATTGCTTCATTCTCTGCTGAATACTCCTTAGCTGTATCTTGTAGCCATTCTCTAGCATATTTTTCAGATGATACCTCTCACCAATAAGTATTCTCAGGAGTTATAATCTTTCAACTAGGTAATACATAAGATGGATAATAATAGCTTCAATCTTTGTATATAAACATTTCTCAAGGATGTTCTTTTGGATTCTTAAGAATTGTACTCCTATATGTTTCTTTATCTGTTTCTTGAATTTTTCATTCAGTAGTAACTGGCTTTTCTTGTACTTTTGTTGGAGCTTCTACTTGCTTTTTGCTTGTTACAAGGTTCTTAGGTTGTCCATTATCAAATGCTTCAATATTTTTCTTCATTTCTTCATTTATCTTAGCTTGTTTATCAGCTCTTTCATCTGCATTTTTAAAATTAGCTCATTTATCATTCAATTCTTTCAACTGTTTGTCTGTTACAGAAAATGCTTGATCTTTACCATCAGCATTAAAAATTACAAGATAAGAATCTCAATCGCTACCAAGACTTACTTTTATTTCAGCACCATTTGCTTTTTCTATAATCTCATCTACCTTACTTTTAGAAGTTATTGCATTTTTAGGTTGCTTTACTTCTGTCTTATTTGTAATAGCATTCTTAGGTCAAAGCAATTTTCAAGTATTATCGTATTTATATCACGCATTACTAAGTAGCTCCCATCATCTGTCAAAATCCATAGGATTTGCTTTATCATTCATTGGTTTTCATTCTGCATCATGTCTTATAACATACATCTTTCAGTCTTCTACTTTTTCTACAAGATAGAAATCTTTGTTTCAATTATACTCTCAAGAAAAAACTGTTCATGGTTTTACTATTTCTTTTATTCTCCATTCAGGAATTTCTTCAGATACATTTCAGCTTTCTTCTTTAAATTTTTCTCTTAGTCATGCTTTAGAAGCTTCTTCTTTGTTAGCCTGAGTTTCTTCCTCTCTTAATTTAATTGCATCATTATGGTTTTTATTAATTTCTTTAATCCTATCTCTTAATTGATAACTATTTTCAAATGTTCACCTTACACTTCACCATGTAGTAGCTGATGCTGTATTTTCATCAAATAGTCTATCAATCAAATTTAGTACATATCAATTCTGAGTGCTATTTATGTTATATTCATTTGAAATTATCTCTTTATATGTTTCTATTACTTCTTCTGTTAATTCATCAGGTGATAGGTCTTTATTCCTTATGTTGTCTTGATGCTTCTTAATAATCTCTGATTCTGTTAAATTATTTGGCTTTTGTTCTTCTTTTTTAAATAAATGATTTTCTTCTTCAGTAGTTACTGTGTTTTCAGGCATCTTTTCTTCTTCTACTTTTGCATTATTTTCTAATTGGTGTTCTACATAATCAAAATCTATCTTCTTTAATGTGTAGTATTTATTTCCATCAGGTTCTACAAAATGGTATTCAACCTTAGGAGTTCCATTAGGGTAGAATTTACCAGTTTCTTCTACTTTTAATGTATATCATTCATCTATAAGACTTCTAAGCATTTTAGCTCTATTTCAGAACATTCTTTTTCAACTTAAATCTGTCCATGTATTATTTGCTAATAAATGTTCTCTTGCTTTAGTCTTTTGTCCTGCATTAATAACAGTATCAAGATAGCTCTGAATAGGTTCTAATCTTTCTTGTTCTTTCCTTGCTTTTTCTTCTTCTTTGGCTTTGATTTCATTTTGCCTTGTTTGTTCTTTTTCTTTTACAGCATTAAAATCTGATTCTGTTCACTTTTCAGCTATTCAAGCATCAAAATCTCTAGTGATATTCTCTATAAAATCAGATTTTTCTTCTCATGTTTTAGCATCTTCATAATATAACTTTCAGCCTTTTATCTCTTTTACTTTGTATGCTTCTCAATTTCTCATAGATATATAATCTCAAGTCTTTAATCATAACTTCTCAAATTTTTCTGACTGTTCTTTTCTATATCTAAAGTTTTCTTCCATATCAAATACTGGTAGATCTGATTCAATTATTTTTCTACTGCTTCAATTATCGTATGTTATAGATTCAGCATTTTTGATTACTTCATCTACAAATATATCTTTAGATAATTTAACCCTTTGCATAGGTTTTCATCACTTTGTTATATTCCTGATTATCATGCTATCTCAATCTACTGATTCTATTTGATAGTATGACTCTGCTCAATTAATAGTTGCACTTAATATAGTTCATTGTTTAAGTGTAGATTTCTTCTCATCTCTAGATAATAAATTGAAGTCTCACTTCTTAGCTGTTAAAGTATTCTTTTTGTTTATATTATCTAAAGCTTCAACATCCTCAGTTTCAGACATATCTCTTAAATCTGATTGTTGTTTTGCTGTTAATTCTCTATCAATAGCCTCTATATCTTCAGTCTCAGGCATATTAAACAAATCTTCTTGTTGTGCTTTTACTAATTCATCATTTACAGGATTTTGCTTTTTTGTTGTAACAGCATTTTTAGTATTAGTTATTTTGTCCTTTGCATTCTTCTTTTCAGTCCAATCTAATATATAATTATAGTATTTCTCTCTTTGTTCTACTAATTCATGTGCTTTATTCATAATGTTTTCAACCTTTGCAATATCTTCATCAGACATTTGATTTTTCTCAAGGTATTCTCTCCTCCATTTTTCTAATAATCATTGCCTTTCTTCTTCAGATTTAGCTTGTTCTAGCATCTTCTGTTGCTTAGGTGTTAGCTTTGTATCAGCTTGATTTATGTTTAAATCAGATAATTCTTGTTGTAGTGCCAACAATTTCTCTTTATGTAGTTTCTCAAATTTATTAAGATAAAGATCTGAACCAATATCTAAATCATCAACAGTTATTGGTTCTTTTAATTTTGGAGATTCTGCTTTTTTATTAGAATTATTTATTATTTCTACCTGTCTTTCTAACCAATTATAGTAATCATCTCAAACAGCATCTTTTAATTTTGAATTCTGTACTTGTTTAGTCTCAGCCTTTGGTTCTTTAGCTGGTTTAGTCTCTGCTATACCATGTTCTTTATTCCATTTATCTGCTATTCTTTTGAATAATTTAGCATATTCAGGTCAATATCAGTAACTCATAACAAGCTCTCAATTCTTATCAAGTGCTTGTATAAACTCTCAGTCTTTAGAATCTTTATAGAATTTATATCATCATTCAGCTTTACTAATAATGTCATCTACATTCTCAGGCTTAATTTGTTTTAAGTCTATACCATTAAGGTCTACTCATCGTTTAGTTACTTCAGCCATTGGTACTTCTTTAGTTTTACCTTTTCATGCGTCAACAGTAACCATTCATTCAGTTTTCTCAGCTGGTGCTTCTTTCACTGGTTGCTTAGTTGTTACTTCATTCTTAGGTTTAACTTCTTTCTTCTTTTTAACTTCAGGTTTCTTAGGTTCTTCTTTAGGAGCTTCTTCCTTTGGTTTGGCTGTTACTAGATTCTTTGGTTCTGATTCACTTTTAATATATCAGTCTTTTTTGTTTTCTTCGCTCCTTTTATCAGATTCAGAAATCTGACCTTTTCTTCTTGAGTTACCTTGCTCATCTACTTCTATTGTTACTTGGTTCTTCCCTGTTATTACATTCTTTCATTCATCTAATGGACTCCTTTTATCAGGTAGAGCATTATCTAATGTTCATTTTTCTATTGATTCATTGAATTGTCTTTTGAATTCAGCAACACTATTATCAAAATATTCACTTAATTCTTTTACTGGTTTAATAAATTTATTATAAAACTCTTCTAGAGCTTTATCTCTTGCCTTTTCATCGTTTATTTTCTCAATTCTTTCTAATTCATATTGCATCTTATCAGCAGTTATTCTGTTTTTTGCATTTCATTTTCTTCCTATTGCTTTATCTAGTATAAAATTTTTTACTCAATTAGTTTTTAATGCTTGTTTTCATAAAAATACTGCTAATCATGCAGGATTGCTTAGCATACTTGCAAGTGTAATATAATCAGTTAATCATAGTGTATTATTTGCACTAGATCATCTCATCTTATAAGATACTCATCAAATGATATGCTGTACTTTCATTATTTCTCTATTTATATCATCTAATGAATCTAATCAGTTTTCTTTAGCTGTTTTATCTAAGAAGTCTTTAACTGCTAAATATACATTATTTGCTAATTGAATTTTTTCTGAATTTCAATCTTTGAAAAAGTTAGTTCTTATGTCGTACTGGAATTTTTTCCTTGCATTATTTATCTCAGACATAGATAATCCACCATTATTGTGTTTATTGATTAGATTTTGAATCATAGCTAGATTCTTCCTGTCTTTTGTCTTTGTATAAAAATCATTTAAGACATCCAACATATCTTGTATTGCTACATCATTGAATTTTCAATCAATTTTATTAAGAGCATTCTCTTTAATATTCATCAAATCTTTTTGATATGTTACCATATCGTTTAGATTATCTTCTCATGCCTTAGTAAATCATCTATCAGCCATATATTGTCAGTAACTTTCTCAATATCTTGTTTCAAAATCCTGAATTGCTTTAGGATTCATCCTATTATAATTCTGAATAAGTTGATTTTGAGCATTATTTAGTGGCTTAGTATTGACTTCACCAATATTTTTAGTATTATTTAATTGATTTAATCAATTATCTGTTACTCATGATTTACTGAATCATTGTTGTGATTGTTGCTCTTGGTTTCATGATTTTCTTTTGATGAGATTAGAAAAAGAATTTTTTACAGTATTATTGATATTTTCTACTGTGTTTTTTACTCATTCTTTCACCTTTTCAACAACTCATTTTTCAGGAGCTTTTGCTTCAGGCTCTCAGTATTCTCCTGTATATTCTGTAATTTCTGTTCATTCCTCCCTAACAGGTCAAACCTTTGTTTGTCATTCTTTAATTGTAGGACTTCAAGCTTTCTCCCAATTCTGAATTGTTTCTTTGTTAGCTTCATAAGCCTTTCTTTGTTCAATAGCTTTATCAACATTTCATCATTCTTTAAAATTTTCTATAAATCTATTCTTTGCAAATCATACTCATTCAGTAACTGCATCGAGATAATCCTTTCATCTTAATTGTCATCCTTTATAATCAGTATATCATACATTATCATTTACTTTTCATGGTCTATCTGGTAACATTTGTGTCCTATCATTTTCTAACATTTTCTTTTTTAAGAAAAGAGAAAAAGAAGTCCGATTCTTTCACTGTTTGATAGTATCAATAATTCAATCAGCAATAGCTCAAGCATTGATTTTACCATTAGTTAATAGTTTATCAAAGGTTGGTGTTTTTCATTTAGTCTTTCATTTAGCTCATCATAATAGCATAAATACTGAATTTTGAAAATCAGCTCTACCTTGATCATCTAGTTCATTATTATACCAATCACTAATAATACTAGAAGCTACTTCTCATTTAACTCATAATAAATCTCATATTCTTGTTCATTCATCTCATAATGTTATATCAGCAAGTGTTTGTCTCCATTTACCACTCATATAAAAATCTACAGCATTAGGAACTGATTCAAATACTGAATTTAATATATCTCAAGCAACAGGAGTAGCTCAAACAGCATGAAATCATACTGTAACAGGAGAAGCTACTGTATTAAAAAATGTTTCAATAGCTCATCATCATATTTTAGTAATGTTTTCTAGCTTCTCTGATATATTCTTTCAGAAACTCTTTGTATCATTCCAATTAGAAAGCTGAATTTTATTTGTTAAAACTCTATCAGCTCAACTGATAGCTGTTCATGGTATATTTACAATAGCATTTGTTGCATCAATAGCTTTTTCAAGGTATTTTTTATTAAAATCAGGTAATGATTTTGTATTCTGTATGCTTTGTTTTGCTTCTTCTGCTATCTGATTTAATGGTTCTCTAATTAATTCATTCCATTGTTGACTTCATGCGTGCATTTTTTTACTTAATTCTGCTTGTAGCTCCATTATAGGATTATTCATCCATCTTTTTAAATTTCACTTACTTAATTGTCTAAGGTCTGAATTATCAAGTTTTTTACCAGCCATAATCATATCATCATAAATTTTTTTATAGATATTTCATTGACCTGATTCTCAATCAGTAGGTTCATTATTTATTGCTGTTAAGATAATATCTAAGTTAGTTGCATCATCTCATACTTTATAATTTTTTCTTACTCTCTCAGCTACATCATTAAGTGCCATCATATTATCATAAAAAACTTTTCAATAATCTGATAAGGCATCATAATTAGTTTGTGTTTTCATATAATTGATTCTTTCATCAAATTTTTTGTCCTGAGAATCATCGTATGTCTTTTGTTGTTTAGCAGGCAATAAATTAGGAAAATTTTCTGTAATTGCTTTCATTGGAGCAAATTCATCATCTCTTACATAAGGCAACAATGCTTCTTGCAATTTTAAAGCATCTTGTACATTGTTTTTAAATTCAGGGTATTTTTCAGCTATATCTTCAGCTGTTAATTGACCGTTTGTATTTCTAACATCATAATGAAAATCTTTAATAGCTTCTTCTCTAGTTCTGTATTTATAGTCTTGAATTTTATTATAATCAGCTACTTGTTGCTTATGTGTATATACAGGGAATACTTTTCTTTCTCATGCTTTCTTTATATTCTGTTGTGCTGTATTTCAGTTTATAACATTTTGTGCTTGCTGTGTGAATTGATTTTGAACTCAAAAATTATTCTGAAAACCAATAAATCTACTCTGATTATTTACAGCAGGAGTAGAGTTTGCAGGGGTTGCATACTGTGTATTTACAGGTTTAACATTCTGAATTATTGGAGTTGTTTTTACTTGTGTTGTTGTCTGAACTGGTGGCTGTGCTGGTGTCTTATACTGTGTAGGTTGTGTAACACTAGCACCTTTTACATTAGTTGAACTATTCTTATTAATAGCATTGTTCAATGTGTTTGTTATAAGATTTTTTGCTGTTCCTGTGATTAAATTCTTTAGAAAGTTTGCCATTTATTTAGTTAGTAGGTTATAAAACTGGGTATTTGATACTTTTTAGATAATCCTGTGTTATATTGAGTTTATCTACATACTCTCATATTTTCTCCTCAATATATTTTCTCTCCTTATTCCAATTAGAGACTATATCATCATTTCTTAAAACTATTTGAAATCGGCTTATATCATAAGGTTGAATTCTGATAGCATTTTGTCATTCTCCACTTCAAGAGTCTTTTCAGCTTCAATTCTGTTCTAATACATGAACTTTATTACCTAAGATTCTATCAACTATAGCAATATGTCAGTATTTTCATTTAGTTCTGACTATAATATCTCATTGAATAATGCTTTTACTTGGTTCTACTTTACCAAATCATTTCTTTTCAAGATTATTTGGAATCTGATTAGCATTTCATAAGGCTGATACTTTTCACCAACCTAAGCACTCATCAAGATATTGCTTAACCAGATCCGTGCATTGAAATCAAAAAGCACCATCATAATCAACTTTCTTTCAGAGTCGTTTATTCTTGAACTCTGTATAAGGTCTATTCATCTTTTAAAATTGATAAAAAATTAAAAACAGAACTAATTGCTCTAGTCTTTATGTTGTTTCAGAATTGTAAAATATCATAATAAAACTGATTATTCTTGCTGTTGTTTCATCGTGTTCAAAGTTCTTTTAACATTCTCTTATTTGGATCAAAACAAACATTTGTTGAATGCCAGCCTGTAGCTTGAAATGGTTTATAAATCTGATTAACTCTTCAATCATCATGTGCATCTGTATAGAGTAGAGGAGTGTTTATTCTACTCATTTCTAGCACAATTCACTTCTTTAATAATTCTGATAAATTCAGAGTATAAGCGAAGAAATCTATCTGAAAACTCCTTACTGCAATTCACCATTTTTCACTAAGATATTTAGCAATAAAAGCTCCACTAAGTGGGGCTCAAGCTCAGTCTTTTATATTTAATCAATAAGACTCCATAAGCTTTTTGACATTAATAACATCATCAAGCCTGAAATCTCAATCAAAATTATAGTAAGCATTATTGAACATAGAATATAACCAGCAATTTTCAGCATCCTGTTCAAATTGAGGTGTTTTATCTGCTTCTAGTAGGTTAGGAGTCTCTGCTTTCCTCCAGTCTACATAAGCATATTTATTCATTATCTCCATTAGTTCTTTTTGATTGTTTTTCATAATTACATAGAACTTCAAATAAACATTTACGGCAACTTTCAATTTGTAATCACTTTTCACAAATTCTTAGGTTTTCATATTCGTATCAGTCTTCTTTTTCTTTCATTTCAGTAATTCAGGTCTATAAAAAAGGTCATCATCACAATTCAGAATTATTTCTAGTTCTTGTTTAACTCAAGGACTAAGGACAGGCTTTACTAGATTAAATACTTTCAATAGCTGGTCTCTTGGATTTTGCTTGTCTTTAAAGAAAGCATTTAATGCTCTATGCTCTCTATCATCCATTAAGACTTTATTAAGCTCTATATTGGTGTTATACTTTAAGCGATTCATTCTCCCCATAATATGGTGTATTGATTTAGCATCTTTATCTATGAATTTGTTGAAGCGATATAACTCACCATCAAGCTTAAAAGTCCTGCTACGAGTATCAAAATCTTCAATAGCCATTTCATTTTACTTCTTTTCAGGTAAATCTACTCCTAAATCTCATAATTGCTTATTGATATATTTACTAATGAGAGTGCAGACAGGTATACCTAATCAGGTAGCTAAGAGTCCCCACTCTCATTCCAGTCAGCTCATATAAGTTATTCCAAAAACAATAAACACATCTAATAACTGCCAACAAAAAACTCTGAATGTTTTATTTTGCCACCATCTTTTTAATGTCTCCATAATTTTTTAATAAAAAATAAAAACCTATTTCTTAGCTTGTAGGTCGTTCTTTATTCGCTGTATATCTCTTTGGATTTCAGCAAGTGTTGTTTTAATCTCTATTACATCAACTTCTTTTCTGAATTCTTCTAATGATGCAACTCTATAATTTAAACTATAATACATAGAAATCAGAGCCAAACAAACTCATCAGATTTTCCACCATGTACTAGGTTGTTTTAATCGTTCTTTCATAAAAAAAATCTGTTAGATGGTTAAATATACCAATTTTCTAACAGATATTTCTAATAAATACAGTTGTATTTTTAGGTGCTTAAATCTTACTTTTTAAGCCTAAATCATTGAAAGGGAATTAATACATATCATTGAGACAACATATACTTTATTGAAGCAAAATAAATATCTACATAATGATTAGATTTTGCTTTCATTATCTGTTTACTATCATAAAATAGATTAGTTCATAGTAATTTCCTTAAATCTTTAACAACTGATTTAATAAATTTTTCTTGTTCTTTTCGGTTCATTATTCTTTTTTATCATCTAAAGCTTTTTTATCTTCTTTTACTTCTATTACCTCTCAACCATTCTCTCTAGCAAGTCTCTTTTCTTGCATTATTCTAGCAATATCTAAGATAGTAACCGTTGTATTTTGCTTTTCTTCTTCCTCTTTATATCTCTTATCAATTCTGAATAATATATCTGTAGAGTCTTTTGTTTTTGTATTTATTGCTCTTTTATACGATGCTCTTTTAATGGCAAAAGCATATTGTTGTTTAGCCCAGTGAACTCGCTCCCTAAACTTCTCATCTTTTTTCTTCCACTCATTAAGTGCAGTTTCACTTATTCAAGCATAAGCACAAGCCTCCTCATCAGTACAATTATAAAGATAAGCCTCTTGGAGTTTCTTTATTACTTCAGGAGTTTTTTTAGTGGGTCTCCCTGTATCAGTCTTTCAGTCCTTACGGATCTTATACTTTGCTTTAACAGGCTTACCTCATAATGTATTCTGTGGTCTTTTAATTACCTTAGTCTTTGCTTTTCATACCATAGCATGTAAAGAACAAAAATAAATCTGAAATTACTTGATAGTATTTTCCATTGCTTCAAGTGCATTCTTTGTTTCTTTGTATTCTTGCCTCCGATAGTCTGCTATTTTTTCAAGCTTTTCTATCTTATCTTTTAACCTTTCAATTATTCAGTGGTTTAAATCAATAATGCTTTTTAATTTATTGATTTCTTGTTTTTCTGGATTATATTCGTGTGTTTCTTCCATCTCTAAATAAATAAAATATAAATCTGATTAACTTCTAACATCAAACAACATTTCTCATAATTGCTTTTCTAATTTTTCTTTCAAATTTTTATTCTTCTCTTTAAGTTCTTCATAATCTTTAAGTAAAGCTGTATATGCTTTATCTTTTGCTTCTATATGTAGTTTCTGCTTTCTATTTTCTTTCTCTAACTTCTCACAGTATTTAATAATCTGTAATCTTGTTAGTTGCTTTATATCTAATCACATTTTCTTATAATTAAATAATATAAATCTAACTACTTTTTTGATACTAAATAATAAATCAAAATATCTCATAAAATAGCTCAAGATACAGCTATATTATTTTCTGGAATATTACTGATATATAAGCACATTAAATAAGTAAAATTCCATTCAAAAAGTAATACTAATGATAATATAAATCTCATCTTTATATAAATAATCTAAAACTAACTAACTTTGATATTCTCAAGTAAAAACTTTTCTAAGTCTTCTTCATCTTTCAAGGAACTTTCTAATATCCAGTATTGATAATCTGTGTAATCATATTCTTGACTATCAAGAGGGAATATATTCTGCCAATAAAATCATTCATACATATCAACCAATCCTTTACTACAACAAAATTGCCATAGTCAGCTTTCTTTACTCGTTAGCTTTCTATATGAAGTT